TACTTTCCGCCTGTATATCAATGTGACAGACACAACGGAGGAACACCCGGCCATTATTTACAGCCCGGCGGAAATGGAGCGCCGCCTTATTACCGCGAAACGGTGGAGCGCCCACCTTGAAAGCCTTAGCTACATGGTGCGCCACACGCTGGCTACCGGGTGCAGGGTGGACAAGTGGGCATACACCGTGCCGGAGTGCGGCACGATCTACTGCGGCGTGTGGTGGATGCCTGCCACTTTGGGTTATACGGCACACCATGCGCTGTTGACAGGCGGCCAGCCGGGAGCGTTTGCTGTAAGCCCGGAGTTTACCGGCACACTGCCCGTTCCGGCGACGGTGGGCTATTCAGTTTGCGGGGCGCTGCGGAGCGGAGGAGTTGCAACCGGCTACACCGCAAGCCCTGAATTTGCAGGCACATTGCCGGAGGAGGCACAGCATGGAAACTGAAAAGGCTAACGGCCAGTACGGAAAGCAAAACCCGCTGTTTATGTACCAAGGAACGGCGGGCTATTCTATCCGTGCAGAGCTGCACGGGAGCAAGGGCGGCGTGGAGGCCGCCGAAGCATTTACAGCCGTACCGTCCGCCAGCGGGCAAGACCGCTGCGGTACGATGCCATAAACAACCGGGAAAGGAGGAAAACCGAACATGGCGTTTTTTACCGACAAATTCCTGAATGACCGACGGGAAGAACTGCTGCGCAGCGTTGACAGGTTCCAATACCAGTTGAACGGCGGGGCATGGCAGACCGGCACCGTGAACAGCAAGGAAATCATCGGCACGAATGTGGTCGTGTTTGTGAATGTACCGAATTTTGGACAGGCCGACACGATCACGGGCGTAAGGGTGTACGACATCAACGGCGCACTGGCCGGACAGCAGAGTATCAGCCTGAAACGCACCAGCCTGAATGTGGCGCTGCTGCGCTTTACATTCCCGCTGATCGAAACCGAGGAGTAAAAGAGAGGAGGACAAACCCATGGCTTATGACCGCAGTTATTGGAAAGACCATGTAACAGACCAGAGCGGCGAGGTTATCCAGCAGGGCACATTGCTTGACCAGCAGCATTTTAACAATATGGAGCTGGGCATTTCCGACATGACCCTTGCCGGGGCAATTATGCAGTTTAAGGCGGTGCAGGACGGTTACAACTACGCCGACGAGATGCACACGGCCACGCTGGCGCAGACCGGCAGCAAGTGGCCGTTTAACAACACGCCCACCACCATTGCCCTTGCGCAGCTGCGCGAAAGCACCAATTACGGCGTGGAGGTAACAGTGCTGGCGTACAGTGGCGGCAGGCTGGGCAATATCCGGGTGACCGACCGTGCCCGCAACGGCTTTAAGCTGGTGCATGACGGCAGCGCCACCACCGTGAAAGTGCAGATCAGGGTGACGGGTGGCATGACTGACCCGGCACCCACCGAGTAACAGGAGGATAAGAGCATGAAGATCATCGAGAAAAACGAGGGTAAGAAGATCAACTACAACCTGACCGGCACAAAGCTGGACTTTGCGGACGGTGCGCTGACCCTTGACCTTGCCCGCTACCAGCAGGACGACCCCGTGACCCGCGACATTATGGTGGACAGCGAGGGCTATTTGACCACCGGGCGCGGTCTGTACTACGCGGCACAGGTGGAAATCCCCGCGCGGAAGTACACCGAAACCGTAACTCCGGCACAGGAAAACGACGCGCAGACCGAGGGCGGCGAAAACACCGAGGGCATGAGCCGTGAAACCGTGACACGCACCCCGGAGCCGCTGGACACCGAGGCTGTGACCCTGTACCTGTTTGCCATTGATGGCATTATGATTCACTGATAAAGGAGGACGAACCTATGGCTAATTTTGATATGGCTGAGCTGGCCCTGAAAAGCGTTTGCCCCAACAACGCCATGAAGTACGACGACAAGGAAATGCCGAGCGTTATGGTGTTTATCCCGAAATTCCGCCTGTGTGATGTGCTTTCTACTGCCGACACCAGCGTACACCCCGCGTTCAGGGTGAACGGCGTGGAGATCGACGGCTTTTGGGTGGGCAAGTATCAGACCAGCCACTACAACGGCAGAGCGTACAGCCTGCCCGGCGAGAACCCGGCCAACACGGCGGGCCTTGATACCTTTGTGAGCTACAACCGCGCCAAGGGCGGCAAGTTCCATGAGATCACCTGCGCGGAGTGGGCAGCCATTGCCCTGTGGTGCCACAAGGCGGGCAAGGAACCCTACGGCAACAACAACTACGGCAAGGACACCCGCGAAAGCCTGTACCGCGCAATCCCCACCGGCAAGGACAACGACAAGACCGGGCGCGTTGCCACCGGCACCGGCCCTGTTACTTGGAGCCATGACGGCACCTTGGAGGGTATTTGGGATTTGAACGGCAATGTGTGGGAGTGGTGCGCCGGACTGCGCCTTGTGAAAGGCGAGGTACAGGTGATTGCCGACAACAATGCCGCCGCGCCCACTTGTGACATGAGCGCCAGCAGCGCTGCATGGAAAGCTATTTCCGCCGCCACCGGTGAGCTGGTGGCCCCGGACGGCAACGGCACCACGCAGGGCACCGTGAAGCTGGACTTTATCAGCGGCAAATGGACTTACAGCACCACTATTGCCCACACCACCGGCGCGAATGGTTGCAGTTTTAAGGATGTTACCTGCGACAGCAGCATTGGCGCTGCGGCAAAGCTGCTGCTTCAGGCGCTTGCCATGCTGCCCGACGCTGCGCTGACGGGCGACGGCATTGACGCCACCTACGGCGGCGACTATTTCTACATCAACAACGCCGAGGCCGAGCGGTGCCTGATTCGCGGTGGCGGCTGGAGCAATGGCGGCGGCGCCGGGGTGTTCAATTCCTACCTGTACAGCCCGCGCTCCAATGCCGGCGGCAACTTCGGGGGCCGTTCCGCTTTTTACGAATAACTGTACACTGCGCCCTGAAACACTGAACGCCGAACGATAGTGAGGCGGTAAGCAGGACAAGACCACACACAGCAACGGGAACAACGCCCCGCGCTGTGCGCGGGCAAATTTTTTGGGGCTTATGGCAGGCGCAATGCGCCGGGTGGGTTTGGGGGAAATTTTGGAGGAGGTGAACAAGCTATGCAGAGCGAAATGCCCGCGCCGGGCAGCTATGAACCGTTCCGCTTGAAAGAGAAAATTGGGGAAATGATGAAGTACGGCAGACCACTTACCAAGAATTTTAGCCGGAAAGATCGTGACCTTGCGGATGATATGCGGGCTTCTATGCTGAAAATGTACCATTTGGCCGTTGAGCTGGAAAAGAAATACTACCGCAAGACTACCGCGCAGGAGCTTGATGTGGAACTGGAATGGCTGCGCAATCTGGTGAGGATGGCGGCAGACAAAGACCTTTGCGGTGCGAAGTTTGCCCCGCCGCTGTCCATGCACCAGTACGAAACATGGGCAAGGTACAATACAGAAATCGGCTGCTTGCTGGGCAAGTATATTGCCAGCGTGAAAAAGTAGCTGTTTTTCTTTGGGAACGGGCCATTTACGGTGCCTGATTCGCGGTGGCAACTGGAACAATGGCGGCAACGCCGGGGTGTTCAATTCCAACCTGAACAACCCGCGCTCCAATGCCAACGGCAACATCGGGGGCCGTTCCGCTTTTCGTCTGTTAAATGCCAATTTAGGGCGGTGGTTCTGCGCCGCAAGGGGGCTGTGGCCTACGGGGTACAGCAGGAAGTGCAGACTAAAAGGGGCCTGTTTCCGTTCCCGCTTAGACAGGGCGGGAAAAAATTTGTATTGCCGTGGAGGCGGAAACGCCACACACGGCTTGGAGAGATCATTGGATGAAACACTGTCAGCAGGAAATGACGGTGATTCAAAACGCTTGGCCGGTGGTGTGCAATTTTGGTTGGCTGATTGAGGCTGACAGGAACGCCCGCAAGGGCAAGCGATACCGCGCCGAGGTTTTGAATTTTACCGCGCGGCTTGAAGATAACCTGTTCACCATACAGCAAGGTATGATGAACGGCAGCTATGTGCTGGGGCCATACCGCAAGCTGTGGGTGTATGTGCCCAAGAAGCGGCTGGTGATGGCGCTGGACTACCCGGACAGAATTGTGCAATGGAGCCTGTACCTGTATTTGAATCCGCTCTATGACAGGCTTTTTATTGAGGATTCCTACGCTTGCCGAAAGGACAAGGGCAGCCATAAGGCCGCCAAGCGCCTGCAATACTGGATGTGCCAAGTGCAGCGCAAGCCGGGGCCGGGCTGGTACTGCCTGAAACTGGACATAAGCAAATACTTTTACCGGGTGAACCACGAAAAGCTGCTGGCGATCTTGGGGCGGCGGGTGAAAGACCCCGCCATGATGGCGTTTATACGGGGCGTGGTGAACAGCAGAGCAGAGCCGTTCGGCCTGCCGCGCTGGCGGACACCGCAGGACACGCCGCCGGAAGAATGGATGTACGAGGTGGGTATGCCGATAGACAACCTGACGAGCCAGCTATTTGCGAACATCTACTTAAACGAGCTTGACCAGTATTGCAAGCACAGGCTGAAAATTCATTACTATATCCGCTACATGGATGATGTAATCATCTTGGGGCAGGACAAGGAAACCTTGCACCGCTGGAAAGCGGCGGTGGAAACTTTCTTGCGGGAGGAGCTGGCGCTTGATTTGAACAGCAAGACCAGCATACGCCCGGTGCGCCAAGGGGTTGAATTTGTTGGTGTGCGGATATGGCCCACCCACATGAAGCTGCGGAAAAGCACCGTGCGCCGCATAAAGCGGGAGGTGCGCAAGATCAGTGCTTTGTATGCTGCTGGCGATATGACACGGCAGGACTTTTACCGGCGCATTGCCAGCATTAGGGGGCTGCTAAAGCACACGGAGAGCGCAAGCCTGCGGTGGCGGCTGAACGAGATTTACCGGGCGGAACTGGAAAAGGCCAAACAAAAACAACTGCGAGAGGAGGCACAGCATGAGCCATTTGCAGATCATAGCGGAGCTGGAAACGGTGACGGAAATGCAGGCACGGGTTATCAAGATCATGGCAACCCGGCTTGCAGAGCTGGGTGACACTGTGACCGGGCGTGACGAGATTGCGCAGGCAGACAAGGCATACCGCGACGCCATAGGCGGCGACGAGTGGCCGGACTGGGCAGAACAAGGAAGAGAGGACGATGGAGAACCCTATCACACGGGCGGAGCATGAGGAATTCCGCCGCCGCTTGGAGGAGGAGAACAAGCGGCAGGACACACGCATTGGCATTTTGGAGGACAGTGTGCGTCAGATCGGCGCGTTGGCAACCAGCGTGGAAAAGCTGGCCGTGAGTATGCAAAGTATGCTGAAAGAGCAGGAAAAGCAGGGCAAACGGCTGGAAGCGTTGGAGGGCCGCGACGGCGAGAAGTGGCGCAAGGTCATGGGCTACATTGCCACGGCGATTGTGGGCATTGTGCTTGGCTACCTGTTTAAGCGGATCGGTATGTGAGGGGGCGCGGGAATGTGAAGAATAGCGTTGAAAGTGTTGAAAACGCCGCAGAGAAAACGGAACGCCGGAACATCAAGGTTATGGACTTGATCTTGGTGATCGTCGGCGTTTCTCTGCTGGTGTTCACCATTGTTATGATACAGCTTTTCAAGGTATACGGCACGGTGCCGGACACCTTGATTACCTGCGTTTTTGCTACCCTTGGCGGCGAGTGCGGCATTATGGGCTGGATTAAGACCACCAAAGACCGCAACCGAGAACGGAAGTGGGAACAGGAGGACAAGCAGGAGGCAAAGGCCGAGGCGGCAGAGGTGCCGCCCGGCGATATGCCCGGCGCATAATGCGTAAACAGAAAACCACGGAGAGCTGCGGGTGCGGCCCTCTCTCTTTTTCGGAGGAAACCGTATGGAACAAAGAAAATTTCTCGCAATGGTGGGGCCGCTGGCACAGGCCGATATGCAGAAAAGCGGAATCCTTGCCAGCCTGACCATTGCGCAGGCAATCTTGGAAAGCGGCTGGGGTGCATCGGAGCTTGCCACCAAGGCCAACGCCCTGTTTGGCATTAAGGCTGACGCGCGGTGGAGCGGGAGAGCGTACAGCAAGGACACCAAGGAATGTTACGACGGCGTGACCTATACCACCATTACCGCGTTGTTCCGTGCCTATGACAGTTGGGCAGAAAGCGTTGCCGACCATAGCGCGTTTTTGTTGGCGAACAAGCGGTATGCGGCAGTGGTTGGCGAGCGCGACTACAAGGTGGCCTGCAAAGCGATCAAGGCGGCGGGCTATGCCACCGACCCCGGCTACCCGCAAAAGCTGATTGGGTTGATTGAGAAATACGGCTTGACCGTGTACGACGGCAAGGCGGAACAGGAGGACAAAACGAGTATGAATACCAGCATTACCAAGAAAACCAGTACCCACAACACCACGGCGGCAGCAGGACGCGCAATCCGGTACATCGTTGTGCATTACACCGCCGGTGTGACCTCTAAGCCGGGCAGTGCAGCGGGCACGGCCTCTTACTTTGGCGGCACCTCTAAGCAGGTTTCGGCGGACTTTATCGTGGACGACGGCGGCGCGGTGCAGTACAACGGCGATATTCGCAACCGCTACACTTGGCACTGCGGCGGCGGAAAGTACAATACCAAGGGCGGTGCTTACTACGGCAAGGCCACGAACCGCAACACCATTGGCATTGAGGTATGCTCTACCAATGACACCGGCAAAATGACTGTTGCCAACGACAGCCATTGGCGCTTTACCGACAAGGTTGTGAGCAATCTTGTGGAGCTGGTGAAGTACCTGATGGCGGAATACGGTATTGACGCCGCCCATGTTATCCGCCACTATGATGTGAACGGCAAGCCGTGCCCCGGTATCATCGGCTGGAACGAGGACACCGGCAGCGCCGCCAAGTGGGCCGCGTTCAAAGCCCGCCTTGGTGCAGCTACCCCCGGCGGGCAGACCGGCGGCAGCACGAACACTGGCACCGCCACGGGCAACACTACGCTGACATACAAGGTGGGCGACATTGTGCAGTTTGCGGGTGGCAAGCACTACGCCAACGCGCAGGCCGCCAGCG